AAACCGAGTTGAACTCTTTTGGAATCCAACTCGGATGAACATTTTCTACAGACTATATTATCAGCTACTTTTAACATTATATAGTGCGTCGTGGTCTTTTTTCTCATCTAAGATAACTTTTTCTATCTCATCTTTGAGATGATATAAAGTACATCTAGCACCATCAATATAACTTTGTGAATCAGAGTTAGCATTGTAGTCTGGTAAAGAATAGTAAGCGTCATCTAGCTCACCTTCTATCACACATAAATGTTCTAGTATTTTTTTATACTTCATTTTTAACTCCTATGAGTGCCCTACAAATTCTGGCATATCCCTATCCAAATCAATTTCAGTTCCAACAGTTACATCATCTAAAGTACCACACATCCTATTCTCCATATCCACTTCCAACCTATTCATCAACGCCTTGTTACCTTCTGGACTCATCCAATTAGTCCTATGGAATTTACCATTAACCCACATATCAACCACCTTGATTGAATCTGTAATACTGCTATGGCAATACTCCACCTTAACATTGTCATTACCGACAACATATTCATAAACATAAGTCATTTATGCTTCTCCTTTTACTTTGTTAAAAAATTCATCCCTAGTAATACCAAGTCTACCATTGGTTTTTCTACCCCAACTATACTCATCCTTTAGTTGTATGTTAGCCAACACATTAACATAAAACTCATTTGTTGCATTCTCACAAATAAATTCATAGTTTTTTTGAAACCTCTGAACAGCATCACCTCTGAAGTGATAATCTCTTTCCCACCTAAGATTACGGCTAGTAGCCCATAGAGTAGGATTACCACTCCAATCAGTATCTTGAGTGACATGATGGATAGTACCACTCCTCTTATTTACCCAATAACCATTTAAGTTCTTCATATTTTTCCTTTTCTTCATATGTGAATATACTATAGAATTAGTATATGTGTCAAGCACTTTTTATAAATAATTTGGACCTGTCCAAGAATACCAATTACTATTAGTGTCAAAGATAGAACCTCTAGCCCACTTTGCCGGAGCTCTCCAACCAGCAGCTTTGAAGACATCACCTTTCTTATGTGGTATTCCTTTGTGAACACCATCAGTTTTAGCGATGAAACCCCAAACTCTATTTTTTTCAATAACCTTGTCAAATTTCCTACCGGAACTTATTCTCAAACCATTCCTAAATTGATTGACTCTATCTGGTGTTGCCATAGCGCCATTCCAATTAGCATAATTATCTCCAATACCCTCAAGTAAGTTATCTACTGCTTTATTAAATTCCATAGTGTAACTCCGCTTTCATTTCTAAGTAATCAGTTTCGGCATCTTCCATACCAACATGACTTATTGTTCCCATACCAGACTTACTAACTAATTTTATTGGTTTTGGTTTTTTACCGATGGCTTTATCCATCTCAACGAAGAACTCGTCCATGTCCTTTTTTATTTCCTTTAGAATCAAATTCATTATTTATTTCCTTTTTCTTACACCTAAAGCTACCAATAAATTTTGATAAAGTCAAGCATTTTTTATAAATAATTTTGAGTGGTGGGTGAGAATCGAACTCACTTAGACGGGTTTGCAATCCGTTGCCTAACCATTTGGCTACCACCACATTTAAGTGGAGCTGACAGGACTCGAACCTGCGACATCCTCCGTGCAAGGGAGGCGCTCTCCCAACTGAGCTACAGCCCCATTAATTAAAAATCACCAGGCGCCACTTGAAAGGTGTTAAGACCTAAGTCTCTCCACATCTTCACAACCTTATCTCTGTCATCAACAACAAGAAAGACATCATTGATATCTACAAAAGTATCCAACATCTTTTTCTTTAGGATTTCATCTGGCATAAATCTCATATCTGGTGTGGCTGGATTACCATTGGAAATCGGCCAAGACTTAGGTTTGAACTTATCAGGTCTCATTACTAACAAATCCCACCA